ATTTTTGCGTGCGCACTTTATGATTAGATTAGGTCCCTAATCCTCGTTATAGCCTAGGGTTTCTTTTACCCACTGCTCTGCAGTGGTTGTTGGTTAGCTATAACCCCCCAAAAATAGTATTTAAAACTTCTCAAATTTTGTAAAGTATCACACTCTTTGTGAATTCTTCTAATTCTGGGCGAGGTTTGAAATATCAAGTACTAATATGTTGGATTTCCTAGTTTACGTGCAAACAGTTCCCCGAGAGGGTGTCCCACGTTCTTACCGTTTCGGAGCTAGGTTTTGAAGCCATATCGATGTGAAATTGCTCGAACTAAACCCTCTATGACCTGAGCGTTTTCCGTCACTTACCAAATGGTGCTAAAGTGGCGGTGTTTGTTCCAGGCATTAACTTAAATTTGGACTGTTTCTCAATTATCTACGCCGCGCCAAAAGAACTATGTTTCTGGACAATAGGCTCCTTGCCCGCGGGTTGTCAAGGATTAATTCTACACCCAAGAAGATTGAGAGATAGCCTTCTTATAAGGATAACAAAATTTACCTGTCGCCAATGAAAAACTTGCTGCGTTGGGCGTCCCCGTATAGCAAGGAGACAGTGCTCTAAACATAGTACCTTTTTTCCTTTCCAAAATGTTTACAATGGCGACAACTAATGAATATAGTTTTCTCCCAAGCGAATTCAACGAAGATGGCAAACTCCTGCTCTGGACCAACGCTGGCTCATTTAGGTGTCAACAGGATTGCACAGTACGACCCACCTCTTTGTTGAAATTTTTGAATCATCTCCGAAATGGAGACCATTATGCTGAGATTGACTGTTATTGTAAGACGACTGTTAGCTCTGAAAGTGGTGGAAATCTTGGTTTTCACATGGATAAATGTATGTTTCTTGGTACGTTTGGATGTTCTTTATGTTCATGTAAATTCAAAGACCTCATCTCTGCGAATAATCACGCTTGGAGTGCTCACGGACACAACGGACAGAGGAGGTTTACTTTTGAACTTGTTGCAAGTGTAACATTTTTCCGGCCATATCACATTGAATGGGTTCATGATCTCATGATGAAGAAAAATGACGATGGTAGTTATTCTTTTAAGAAAGATTACCCTTCATCAACTCAGGACCCCGAAATTTTTGAGGCACAAGTTCACAAACGCAAAAATACGAAGTGGGATCACATGCAATGGGGACAAATCGAGGAACGTGCGCGCAATAACAGCCTGAAGCGCACGATTATTCGAGACCTCCTCATGGAGAGTGATTTCAGTGCCAAAGGATCTAAGATCTTCCGATTGGCCCAATTATCTAGAGGAAGACTTCCTGCTTTCAAGAAAACTCTTGGAAACAGAAGGTATTTCTCCGTAAAGGTAAATTGTGTTGATGGCATGATTGAAATTTTACTCAATCCCGCTGACCGTGAGTTTAACGCACTTTATAATCAAGTCGCAGATTATCAAGTGCTTGATGCTCAAGCTTTATTTGTACCTGATCAAATGACACATAAAGTAGATTTTGGTGCCCACATGACAGACATCGTTCGTTCTGTCTCTGCTTGTCTTGAAAGAGTGGGCGCCTCCGTGACTTTGACGCAGCACATTATCTCATTTTTGTGCAAATTGACCGTTTCTGTGAGATCAAGTTTTGATCCAATTGTTATCGGAGCTATGCTTCTGGACACTCTTGTGACTGGTGGCATTTCGTACGATCTCGCAGCAAAGGTGATGGAGAAGATCAAAGACAGGATTGCTTCTGCATTCACATTGATTTCTAATCAATTTGTTTCACAAGTTGCTGATTTTGACCCTTGGGCCAGTTTGGCAACTATTGTTGCAATGATTGGTGGAACTTTGTTGATGCAGAAAGTCCCAAGTGACGGACAAATGTCATCCCTCATGAAGGGTGTTTGTCAATTGGGAAATGTTGCTCGAGGAGCTACATTCGCTTGGACTGCTCTAGAGAAATTGATTAAGTTTGTCTGTGACAAGATCTTCGAATGGCAAACTGGTTTTCCTGTTGCAATCACAGAGGTTGAGACACTTATTGCAGGAACGCAGGTTTGGTACAAGAAAGTCCAATCTCTGATCTCTCAAAGTACAGCCGAGGAGATTGCAAGAGATCCCAGGAAAATTTTGGAGATTCAGAGTTTGGTACGACAGGGATTGGCAATGAAAGCTCAATTGCAGGGATACAATGTAGAAGCGCGATTGATGACAGCATTTGATTTGCATTTTCGAATGTTGCAATTGTACTTTTTTCAAGCGCAGTCCTCTGGAGCTTTTCGTGGTGGACCAAGGATTGAACCGATCAATATCTACGTCTACGGTACATCTGGACAAGGAAAAACTGGATTGATCAATTTTCTTGCAATTGACTTGTTGAAGATTGATGGAATGCCGACGCGTGACGGTAAGGCCGATTATACTGAAGAACTGTATTATCGTGCCATCGAGCAGGAATTCTGGGATGGATATTGTGGTCAAAGGATTGTTGTCTATGACGATTTTGGACAGCTGATTGACTCACAAGCAAATCCGAACCTGGAATACATGGAGTTTATCCGTACTGGTAATATGGCTCCAATGCCTCTTCATATGGCCCATCTTGCTGACAAGGCGAAAAGTTTCTTCACTTCTCGTGTTGTTATTGCAACTTCCAACAACGATTTGGCCAGTGTCAAAATTCCCAGTCTTTCTGCACCTATGGCTTTTAAAAGAAGAGTCGATATTTGTGTGGAATTGTACAATGACCCAAGATACTGCAAGAAGGTTGAGGAAACTCGTGGTAGTGATGTTTGGAGGTTGGATTCAAAGAAGGTCGAGCGAATAACAGGCAAGCCCTTTTCGACAGAATCCTATAGATTCCGATTGCGAGATGTCAACACTGGAGATCAGATCGGCAATGAAATGAATTATGATCAGTTTCGCTCTAAATGCGTGAGAGTGTATGAAGAACGTGCTCGTAGTTCTGCCAATTTGACTCAAGTTCTTGCGGATCATGCCAGGGAGGAGTTCAGAGTGCAGATTGCTCAGGACCTTCGTGATAAGTTGTCGACGAATGGTGCGGAAATTAGTCTTAACCCAAATTGTTGTGAGGTTTTTGAGAGGTTCACTTTGAATCAAATTGACACCTTTTTGAGACAAGGCCATGAGGAAATGCGAGACATGTTCTTGACGGAAGTTAATGACATGTTCGATGAGATGAAAGGTCTGCAGGAGTTCCATACGATTAGTGCACTAGATGCGCTTGATCAGGCAGAATTGATGACTATTTGGAAGGAACAAATTCAGCAAATGGGACATTCCTATGGTCATTGGATGGTTGCTGATGCTGTGGAAATCATGAGAGGTAAATTCCAACGCACTACTTATGCTGGAATTGGACATCTATTTCGATGCTTGCCCATGCCAGACCAATACAACCATCTGCATCTTTTCATCGACAACATTAGAATACCGATGACAGAAAATCGAGTAGTTGCTGAAATTCTCGAGCGTGCTGATGTGGATTCGCGACCTTTATGGAGAAAATGGCTTGATGCGGGCAAAGATCTGATACTAAAACATCCATGGTACACAGCCATTGTGGCAGTGCTTGCATTGATTGGTGTCAAGTTTTGGTGGGACATGCGCTCAAGCAATCTCGAAGTCTCGTTCAACTCAACCCCTCCGTTGGATTATCATCACAAAGGTTTGAAGCTAGGTGAGAGGGTTCAACATGCTCATGAGTGTGAGATTTGCACCAAGGTGTTTCTACATACTCACACTATTCGTTCGTACCACGAGTCTCTTAAGTATGAACATATGTGTGATAAGTGTAGAGTTTGGGTGTCCCTGGAGGTCTATGATCGTGCTGATGAAGTACTGAAACGAGATGCCAAAGAAGCAATTCGCTTGGCACTTGGTTGGCAGGATATTTCTGTACCTGTGTCCGAGGGGAGCAGTTCCGGTGATGCTAAGACCAACAAGAAGGGACAGAGTCGAACACAGCTTGGTTCTTCAGGTGATGCCAAAACAACCAAGAAGGGCCAAACTCGATCTCAGCTGGACGAAGATGATCAAATTGATGAAATGTTGGCCCAATTCGACATGCGAGAAATGGATACCCACCTTCAATCTGATCCAAATTCCCTCCAACTTTCGAAGAAGATATTGAACAATATGTACAATATTGATTTGAAGATTGAGGGTGAGTGGCTCTTCATGTTGAAGCTCATGATGATACGTGGACGGGTTGGCCTGACTGCAGGACATCTAGCCCCTTACCTAGCGAGAGCAAGCGAGATTCGCATCTGGAATGCAACGAAACCGGACGGACATGTGTTCAGTACCGCCAAATTGCAATCCACTGCAATCACAAATGCTGCTGGTGAGAAGAAAGATCAAATGCTTATTGCCTTCCCTCCAGGTCTTCATGATCATTTCGATTTGATCAAACATATGGCCACCGAAGTTGAGTTTAGCTCATTCACTCGTGCACGTGCATGTATTGTCGTGCCCTTTGAACATGGAGCTATTCTCCGCACCGGTCCTGTGGAAAAGAAAACGGACAATCCCCGTAAGTATTTTGACAAGGATGGTGCATTTGAGATTGTGGATCGATTTGAGTATTCAGGTATGGAAACAGCACCTGGAGATTGCGGGTCACCGTTGGTAGCAATTGGGACATCCCTAGCGCGTAAGCTGATTGGAATTCATGTGTGTGGAAAACATGCCATTGGAGTCGCCAGTCCACTTAACGAAGCTGATGTTCTGCGTGCACTGGAACAATTTGACTTCACAGTCCAGATTGCGATGAGTGCGGATGACATCATGACGGAATTCCAAGCTCCCTGGGAGGTCATTTTGCCAAAAGGGAATTTTACGGCAGCTGGGAGAGCCTTATATAGTGTGCCCATGCCCACTAAGACGGCTCTGTTGCCAAGTTTAATTTCCGGCAGTTTGCAAGAACCAACTACTGCACCTTCCGTTTTATCATGGGAGGCAATGGAGAAGGGTTTGGAGAAAGCTGGAAATATTCCGCCCGAACTGGATGACGACATCTTGGACATAGTTATTAATGATGTTTCACAACTCATTAGTGCTGGTCCAAGGCGTCTTGATCGAGTTTTGTCGGAGGACGAAGCCGTGCGTGGGGTTGAAGGTGACGAATTTGCTCAACCGATCAATCGACGAACATCACCTGGTTATCCATATTCTGGCTTGAAAAAGACAAAACCTGGTAAGGAAGCTTGGCTCGGTTCGGGAGAGAATTATCAACTGGATGATGAACTGCGACAACGGATGCGGAAGAGGATTGAAATGGCTCGTAATGGAGAACGGATGCCGGCCCCTTTCATTGACACCTTGAAAGATGAAAGGAGACCTTTGGACAAAATTGCAGCCAAGAAAACTCGTGTTTTCTCAGCAGGTGCTATGGACTACACTCTAGTTTTCCGTATGTACTTCTTGGCGTTTGCGTCTCATGTGATGCACAATCGTATTGACAATGAAATTTCTGTTGGTACGAACGTCTATTCCTATGATTGGACACGAACAGCAAAACGTGTTTTGTCAAAAGGTCACAAGGTCATTGCTGGGGATTTTTCCAATTTTGATGGCACCTTACTCCTGCCCATGTTGTATAGAATTTTGGATATCATCAATGCTTTCTATGATGATGGAAATGATATGATCCGGCATGTTTTGTGGAAGGAAATCATCAACTCTATACACATCAAAGGAAACTCTGTGTATCTTTGGACTCATTCACAACCATCTGGATGTCCTATCACAGCAATTCTCAATTCACTTTACAACTCTGTGAGTATGAGATATGTGTGGATGACTGTTGTTCCCCCAAGACTTCGCATGATGAGACATTTCAACCATCACGTTGCTATGGTTTCCTATGGAGACGACAATCTTGTGAATATATCAGATGAAGTGATTGATGTTTTCAACCAACTCACTATTGCAGAAGGTTATGAGAAGATTGGCATGAAGTATACTGATGAATCGAAATCAGGGAACATGGTAGCTTACCGGACCCTACAGGAATGTGCGTATTTGAAGCGAGGATTCTTGTGGGATGAAGAGGAAATGCAATGGCTAGCACCTCTTGACTTCGGAACGATTCTGGAAATGACTAATTGGATACGGAAAGATCTTGATCCAGAAGCTGCTACTATTTCAAATTTGGAAACTTCTCATTTTGAACTCCACCTTCATGGTAAAGAGTTCTTTGAGACGTGGTCACCCAGATATTGGAATGCTTGCAAGCATCTGGAGCAGAAGCCTCGGCTTCCTACCTACATCGAACTTCGGTACGATGAGGAGCGGAAGCAAGGTCGCTTCTATTAAAAACCACAGCTAGGGGCTTTCTTTAATCACCGCATGAAGAAAGCAGCAAAGCCCGGTCTGTGGTAGATAAAACATTCTAACCGTTTTGTCTGAGGGAGCGAAAGCTATTGATCAATGTGTGCCCTCTAAACTATAGGCTATTGATTCGGTGCGTTTTACTGAGTAGTTTGACTGAACCTCAGGAAGTACGTTAACTATTTTAGTCGCTAATACACAAACAGATATGTCTCAATTAGGTCCCCAAACTGAAATTCAGGAAATCACTAAATTCGTTGATGATGTGCAGCCGGAAACTTATGAAAAGCCAATGATGTCCACACCAACCAATTGGACTTCAATGGCTGAGGATTCGAAGTTGCATGATATTTATGCTATACTTCAGCGTCCTGTTCGAGTTTATGATTCGGAGTTTATTACTAGTTTTACTAATGTGAACCTCAAATTTCCTGACGTTATTTTGCAGCGCTCTCCCAACGTGGTGAGTAAATTGAATTATTTTACTTATTTTCGTGCTAATGTCAAGATCAAACTCATGTTCAATGCAACTCCTTTCATGAGTGGCAAATATTGGATGTTCTTTGCTCCGTTTGAAGCCGTTTCAAATAGGCCTGCAAGACTTACAGATTTGCCAAATGTGACAGGATATCCTGGAACTGAGATTGATCTTGCCTCTGGTGCACCTGTGGAATTAAAGATTCCCTATTGCGCACCTCTCTCCCATTACAATTTGCTTGATACTCATTCTAACATGGGGGAGTTGTATGTCATTCCCTTGAATCCCATTCAAACTAGTTTGGGATCTATTCCTATAGGATCTGGGGCACCTTTTACGATCTTTGCTTGGTTTGAAGATATCGAGCTTGCATTGCCAACGTCTTTGCCTGTGACTGTTCCAGCTGTTCGGGAGGAAGAGTTTTTCGAAGCTCAGATCTCTGAGGAAGCTGGTGCTACATCTGGACCTAGAGTCTCTGGTGTTGCCTCTGGATTGGCTTCGGCGATGTCAACTGTGGGAGCTGCCTTGCCACGACTTGGACCTTGGGTTCGGCCCGTGGAGTGGGTGGCACGTGCTATAGGAGGAGCAGCTGAAGCTGTCGGTTGGAATAAACCAGTGACTCTGGATAAAAATTGTGCCTTTGCCAATATTCCAGCTAAGGGATATACTAACATGACAGGAATTGATATGTCATCCAAATTGTGTGCCTCGCCAGATAATGGACTTACTTATGATGCTGGTTTGTTTTCCACCGATGTGGACGAGATGGACATTAAATATGTCACTAAGAAGTCCTGTATCTTTAGATCAGCCATCACTTGGAATACAACACAGACTCTTGGTACACAATTGCATGCTAATGCCGTTACACCAGGTTTAGCTCTTGGACCCGCTACAGCTTTGAGTCCTACCACACTTGCATTTGTTGCATCCATGTTTAGATATTGGAGAGGTTCATTGAAATTTCGCCTCACAGTTGCAAAAACAGCTTTCCATTCAGGGCGTCTTCGAATCACCTACCATCCTGGTGTTTATCAGTATTCTATTGCCAAAACTAATCAGAACGCATACAATTGGATTTTGGATTTGTCTGTGGCTTCTGAATTGGAGTTCGAAATTCCATATGTTGCTAATGTTCCTTGGAAAGAAGTTATTGTAACTGCTTTCAACGATTCCGTTAATTTGGACAAGGAGAAATTTTCAACTGGACACATCACCGTCGATGTCCTTACTCCACTTCGTGCTGCTACAGACACTGTTGCTACAAATTGTCCCATTAACATGTGGATTTCCGCTGGTGATGACATTTCTTTTGCCATTCCTGACTTCGGAGATTACATCATTGATGATGATGCTACGCAAGCGGATCCCTTGGAAGTTATGGAAGCTTTTGAAGCACAAAGTGCAAAGCCCCCATATCGACCTAAGGATAAGCAATACGACCATCAACATCAGGGTCTTACCTTTGGCAAAAGAGTGGAACATGGTCACAAGTGTGACGTTTGTGGAAAGCATTATAGTCACACGCACTCCATCAAGACCTTTGAACAATCTGTTCGATTTGGCCAAACATGTTCCGATTGCATACGATTTGATGCGCAAATTTTCAATTTTACTGCGAAGGGTGTTGAACACAATGATCAAACAACTGATTCTGCAGCACAAACATTTCCGATGTCAAACATGAGTTACACCAAGGCTGAGGAACTTACTATGGGAGAGAAAATCACAAATTTGCGCCAATTGATTAAAAGATTCACACCAACCGTTGAATTTCCAATTCCAAGGGAAGTTTCCAATGCACAGGGTTTCCCATACGTTGGTTATCTTCCTCTTGGTAATGACAATTTTCTTTTTAATCAGATTACAATAGATCCGGCTGACTTTGGAACAAAGAGCAATGGCAGTGTGGTCACTTATCAAACTCAAAGTTTGCCTGCAGCTAGAACTTTAACAGGTCTTGTCAACGAATCTCCTTTTATTGTTGCCAAGTACTATCCCAATAGCAATCCTCTTCATTATATTTCCAATCTTTATCGATTCTATCGTGGGGGCAGACGCTATAAATATGTTTCTGAGGCACGCAATGATGCTTTTCCATCTTCCTTTGGTCTTCGTCCAGCGGTAGCAGCATCTACAAACCCAACAGCTTACACGCAAGTTGGTGATTCTGTGAGTTATGAAAACAAAAGAACATCTGATCCTATGATTGTGTTTCGTGACTGGCAGATTCTGGAAAATGGTGATATTGAGCCCCCTTTTCTAGGCACTTTTACCACCACCCGTCATTTTCCTGCTTTCGAGCATCTGGTTTATCCAGATTTGAATGGTGTTATCGAGTTTGAAGTACCCTACTATTCACAGCTTCCAATTTCATTAGTTGGCGAAGGATTGATTCAGAATACTGAAGGGCCGCTAATGCGCAGGTCACTCATTAATTTGAGGATGTCTCATGATCCCAAGGGAATGGATAAACCAAATTATGATTACCCGAACTCTTCTCTTGGCCCCGTTTCTTTTAATAGAGGAGGTATTCGCCCCACTTTTCCCCCTGGTCTTCTTTATGAAGCCGCAGCAGACGACTTTTCTTTTGGATATTTAGTCGGAGCCCCCAAAATTGGTAGACTCACTGCTCAACCTTAAATATCCAAAAACGCCAAAATTTTCATATATCTTCAAAAATATGTGTGATTTCCTTACATTTGAATTGTGTATAACCCTTATGGGTGGTCACTCTCGTATAACGACGCGAGAGTCCTGACTTGTTTTTAATAACATTGAACCACCCACCGGGTGGACGTAAATGTCTTTATATAATTTGCCAGGTTCAGCCCTGAGGTAATGTGTTTATTGGTGTTGTAATTCAAAGCTTAGTGTCGATTTTCAAAATTTTCTTGTTTATTGGCTTTACTTAGTCGTTCTAGACACTAACCCCTAGTGGAATGTTTTTCATGTCCGAATTTTCGGGCTAAACATTAGG